GTAAGTGTGACCTACTCCTCGAGCAGGTCCAACTCCGCGGCCCCTACCTCTGCCAGGTGCAGCAGGTCCTCGTCGGTGGGTGGCTTGTCGCCGGCCCGGCCGGCCCCGGACTTCGGGGGTGCGGTCTTCGTCCTTTTCATTATATCACGCTTCGTGTCGTCCATCTCGGTTTCGGCGTCCTGGTGCTCGTCCGTCATGCCCATATCCACGCCCGCGTCCGCGAGCGCTTCGTGCAGGGCTGACATGGCCGCCATGATCCGGTCCACGTTCCGTTGGGCCAGCACGCGCCCCGCCTTCAGCGCCTTGTGCTCGGTCAGCTCGTGCAGGCCGAGGAACTCGACGATGTCGGCGATGTCCAGGTCCGGCCGCGTGTCGGACACCGGTTCAACGACCTTGGTTTCGCCCTTCGGCGTGAACGCCATCGTCCCGTACTCGCCCATCGCCGTGTCGGGCTGGGTCTCGGCCGGGAGAGGCTGGAACTCGTACGTCCCCTCCACCCACTGGTCGCGGGGTGCGAACGTCACCAGTCCGTCCTGCTGGGTGAACGGCACCTTGTAGCACACTGGACCGAACTCGACGATGCAGAAGCCGAGGTCGAGGTAGGTCGCCCGGACCCACGGAGCGTACTGCGGCTGCACCGCCGTTGGGTCTCCAAAGACCGCCGTGAACTCGGCCTGAACATCGTTGGCCACCTCTTCGATGGACTCGTTCTTCGTTTCGGTGTCCACGTGCACCGCCGCCAACTTGTCCACGTTCGCGTGGAGTGCCGCGATCTGGGCGTTGGCATCCTCCTCGGTGTCGTGCGTTCCGAGAGCCTCACCCGTGCGGTTCCCGTCGGCGTCCACCTTGTACACGCCCCACTTGTCGCCAACCTTGAACACGTCCCAAGGCTTGGCTTCGTGGTCGGACTTCGTACCCAGCACGGCCGTCTCGGTGTTCATGCCCCACAGCACGGGGGACACCTCCCACAGCCGTACCGTCTTCAGGTTGCGGGCCGTAACCGTGTGGCCGTTCTTGTCCTTGACCTTGGAGTAGTCCACGTCGAGGGCATCGTACGTGTACGACCACTCGTCGATGCCGCCCTCCCGGATGCGAACGAAGGCGCCCTTGCCCTCCGGCGTATCGAGGAAGAACTGGATGGACCCCATGAGCCCGCCGGTCGCCTCTGGGCTCTTGGCCCGAACCGCCTCGGGCAGTCCGGCGCGATCCACCTCCCAAAGTTTGACTGGCTTGCCCAGGACGCGCATGATGCTGTCCTGGAGGTGATTGTCGCAAACACGGATCTTCCCGGCCCGCTCGCTAATCGTCTTGACAAAGGAACCGGGGTGAGAGATGTCGCTCCCCTCGTCGAGGATCCCGAACACCGTGATGAGGCCGTCAACGATGCCTTGATCCTCGTCGATCCGTACCTTGGTAAACTGTACAGATTTTGTCTCGTGCTTCATGTTGCCCTCCGGCCAATCAATTGTATCACTATTCGGTCGCCTCGCCGGGCAGGACCGGCAGGACCGTGCACCGACAGTTGATCGAGTTTCCTGGACTGCCCGCAGGATCGCCCGGATAGTCCATCTCCTCGTCGTCCACGATGAATGGCTCGTCGATCGCAACCACCTGGCCGTTGGCCTCCCAGTGCGCCTCCCGCACGCGTTCGTCGGGGGTGGCCAGCCACTCCTTCTGTTCGACGCCCCACTCGGACATCTGCTCCGTGGCGCCAAAGTTCTCCGCCCGCATCGTCTCCGTCCGGGCGATCGCCTCCGCCCGGTAGGGCACCATGCGGTCCTCGAACCAGGCCAGGTCCTCCGGCTCCACGTCTCCGTACGCCATCTGTCGGAAGACCTCCTCGAGGTGACCTGCCATCGCATCAATGGACCAGCCTTCGTCCACCCCCATGGCGATGACCTCCTCGACAAGGTCCGCCGTGGTGCCGTTGACGGGACTGGCGAACTCCAGGGCGTACTCCGTAAACCACTCCTGCGCCCCGATGTTCGGCACGTCGAACTGAAAACCGAACTCGTCCCGCATGGTGTTGACGCCGTCCGTCATCACCCCCTCCAGCACAGGCAGGAACTGTTCCCGCCAGTTGGCGCCGGCCTGGGTGCGGAGGTAGTCCCGCGTCGCCTCGCTGTACTTCCGCCAATCGATACTCTGCTTGTTCCGCAGGGCGGACTTGTGTGCCTCCCCGAGCAGAACCAGCAGTTCCCGCTTGTCTATTTCAAGTGCGGTGCGGGTCGCCGCCAGGGCGTCGGACTCGTACTGCCGGGCGATGCGATCGACCTTCTTCCAGTACAGGAGCTTAGCGTCAGAGAAAACATGGACTTCGGTACGTTTGGGCCCGCCCTCGTCGCGCTCCTGGTCCTCGGAGTACTTGCGCCCCCGGGGAGCGAACCCCGGGAGGAAACGCTTGGCGGCATGACGACGCTTCGCAAAGATGGGCATGTCTCAGCGCTCCTTGGGCACATTCATAGGATATCCATCGCTACGAGGAGTTCGGCCTCTTCCTCGTCCGTCTCTACGACAGCCGGCTGCTTTACCACCTTCACCGGGGGCTCGGCGTAGTACGGGTAACGCCCGGTATGCTTCTTCTTCACAACCCCGGTCCCACCGGTTGCAGACTGCGTGTCAATCGCGCTGGCCACTTCCGTGATGCTGACTTCATAGATGGTTCCACCACCCCCAGGTGTGATGGTCGCATCCTGTGTGTCGGCTGCCGCCGCCGCCTCCCCAACCGAAACCAATGTGATCAGCGCCCAGTCCTGGACATCCAGCGCCACCCCCGCTTCGATGACGGCCGCCTCTTGCGTCAGCACGGCGCTCTGGGTCTCGGCCGCAGCACCAGCCTCAGCGATGGCGGCTTCCTGGCTGACGGTCGCGCTGGGCGCGTCCGATGCCGCCTCCACCTCGACTATCGCCGCCTCTTGGGTCAAGGTCGCGCTGGGCGTATCGGCCGCCGCACCAGCCTCGGAAACGTCACCGACCTGAATCAGCAGGGCAATCGGCGCATCGGTCGCGGAGACGGCCTCGCTAACGCCGTCCTCGAACAAGAGGCTGGCTGATTGCGCGTCCGCCGCCGCCGCGGGCTCCGCAACGTCGGCTAGAGTAGTCAGAAGCGCGGTCGGGCTATCCGCTGCTGCCCCTGCCTCGGCCACCGCCGCCGAATAAATCGACCCCGCGGCATCCTGCGAGTCCGCAGCCGCCCCCGCCTCGGTTACGCCTGCCAGCGTAGTCAACACGGCGGACGGTGCATCGGCGGCGCTGGCAGCTTCCGTTACGTCGGCATCAATCCCCGAGGTATATTCGATGTGGAGCTTGGCGGCAAGAGCGGTGTTGTAGTCATAAGTTCTGATGGCGAGGTCTCTTGTCGAGCTTGCAGTATGTTGTTCATAGATCATCACCATCGCGTTTCCGGTCGCCCATGAACCTTGGTCAATCAGCTCCTGGACAATCGCGGATAAATCAGCGCCGTTCGTTGGGTCTCCAGCGGCGGCACCCCATTCGTAGGCAACATCAGTACCAGATGCAAACAGATTGGTCGAATTCCACTGAACGGTAGCAGTCGTTCGATTACGAGCGTCGATGTCGTTGGCACTCGCTGTGAAGGTTCCTGGATTGGGGGCGAGTTCACCCCGAATTTTATGCTGGGGTTCGTCAAGGGTGTCATCCACGATCGTGACTTCGACCGTCGCTAAGTCAATGGTCTCCGTCCCATCTAGTGCTATCGTTGTCCAGCGGAGCCCGACGTGCTCTGTTGTGGCGTCAACCAATTGGTTTTGGCTGGTCAAGAACATGCCGTCGTTTGTAGCCTGAAACGCGTCGTCGCTGTTTGCCCCCACCTGCTCATCAATCGTCGTATCAATCTCAATCGGATAGTCTGCGGCCTGGAGCCAGGCAATCGGGATGCGGTGTTCCACGAACAGATTGGGACCAGTCCTGCGCAGCCTGAATGTCCCTAGCAACTCATCCGGGTCCTGATCCTCAACCGGAGCACCATTAGAGCGGGGAAGGTTGAACGTCCATAGGACTTCGCCCGTCGTGCTGTGACGGAACTCGATGTAGCCCTGGGTGTTGACCGGATTGTTGACCACCCGATTCCACAAGACGCCGTTCACAAAGATGTCTATATTGTTTGAGACCTGGAAGATGAACTGCAAGCGGGCGACAGGATTTCCGCCAGCAACGATCTGCGCCGTGGGGGGCGGCCATCTGGAGGCCTGATCCACGACAAGGCGCTTATCCAGCCTAGCAGTCTGTGTCTGCCAGCGGATGTCGAAGCCTGTCCCAAATGCGCCCGACCAGAACAGGACATCCTCGCCCTGAACGACCGCGTTCGCCGACTGCGGGTTAGCAATAGCCTGAATCTGATCTAAGTCGTTCGTGTACTGGAGTTGCTGGGGCTGGAAGGCGACGCTCTCGCCGGTGCCCGGATGGACGTACTTGACGATCTGGCCGGAGGAGAAGTTGGCCAGAGCGAAGGCGTTGTAGCCAGCCTGCACCATCTCGAAGTTCCACGGTGCAGTGCCTGGTTGCCAGGCGCTGTTGATCTCCTGATCCTCGGCCGGCCCGTAGTGCATCGGGCCGATACCAAGGTCAAGCATGAACTTGCTGGGAATCGTGGGGTGCTGGTGCTTGATGGAGTTGCGGCGACGCGCAACAACCGTGGCACCAGGCCACAGTTGCTGCGCCCTCTCGCGAGCCTCCCTAGCGGGATGGGCCATGCCGCGGGCCGCTTACAGCGCGCAGCTGTAGCTGACGTTCAGCGTGTCCGTATTGACCACTACCTTGTCCCCGCCCGTGAACAGCCCGGCCGAGAACAACGTGCCGCTGGTGTTGTCAATGGTCGAAACGGCCCCCGTCCCGTACACCAGAAAAGCGCCCTTGACCGTCCCGGAGCCTGTAATAGCGAAGGACAGCGCGGCGCTGAGCGCCTTGCTTCCGCCGGAGGCTGCATTCCAGGCAGCGGTCTTACGCGGTGCGGTGTAGGTTGGTGCGTTGGCGTTACCTGCCTCGGTCCAGCCGCCGTGCGAGGACATCGTATCGCCGGCCACCGGTCCGGTGGTGTAGCTCACTGAGCTGATGAGCCCCAGGAAGGGACCGACGATGGCCACCGAGGTCTGCAGGTCGTTGTCGAGCATGTGGTTCTTGCCGACGGTCGTCACCACGTTCTTGATGGTGTCTCGCCACTTGACTTCCCCGTCGGCTCCGACGCACTCCACCGTGAACACGCCGTGGATGCCCGCTTTCTCCGTCACCGCCGCCGCTCGACTTATCCAGGCGTCCACTCGCACCTCTGCCTCCAGCTTGTCACCCATTGTGTCCATGTTCCTTTTGTTCCTTTCTCTCACTCCTCGTGGGAGTAGACTGAAACTTCCTCGGATCCGATTACGCGTTTGTCCTTGTCGCGGGTAAGTTTGGTCGTTGACCGACTGCCTGTCACCTTCGGCACGATCACCGTTACCTCCGCTGGGGGCACGATGATCGGTTGCGGTGCTTGCGGCGCGACGAGGGCCTCCATCTTGAGGCCCATCGCCTCAATGGCCTTGACCTGCTTGTCCAGAGCACCGACGATCAGTTCCGCATTCTTGGACTCCACCGCTGCGCGCAGTGCCTTGGACTGCTGGGCCAGGACCAGCCGGTTCTCCGCCAGCTCGGTACCCATGCGTTCCCCCAGGGCCAAGATCTGCTCGGACAACCTAAGTACCTGCTCGGGCTGCGCCCTCATCTCGATGATAAGCTCAGTGAGTACCTTGCTCTGCTGTAGCGCAGCCTCAGCCTGTTCCTCCATGGCCTTGGTATTCACGACTACCGTTAGGTTCATATCGTCACTCTCTCCATGGTTCTTCTCGGCGGCATCGGCCGCGGCTCCATGACTCTTCTCGGCCGCATCGGCCACGGCCTCTGGCGCCCCAGTATTGGTGTCCCCAGACGTGTCCGGCTGTTCAGAAGGCTTGGGCTCCGGGATCGGGGACGCTTGATCTGGCGGTGTCGCCGGCGGCGCGGGTTCCGGCTCCGGAGCGTTCGGATCGTAGACCGCCTGGAGGGCGCCGCTCATGTACACGACGTCGCCGTCCGCCATGTCGCCGAGCTCCAACTCCAGGAGCTGCGCGGCCTGGTTCTTGGTGATCCCCGTGGCCACCGCCTGGGCGAAGGCGCCGATCAGCGCCGGCGTGCTGGCCTGGAGCGCCTTCACGCCCGACAGGTCGAAGCGCCCGAACGTCCTGCCGTCGTCGGCCTGGAGGAAGTAGGCCAGCTCGTCCTCGACGAGGGAGAGCTCCGGGACGAACGTGTCCTCCCAGAACTGCTTGCGCGCCTCCTCGAAGTTGGAATACGACGATCGCATCAGGCCGATGCGCGTTCCGACGAGAATACCCGGCACGCCCAGCGGCCCGAGAATCCGGCTCTCGTTGCGCTCGTCGATCGGCTCGAACCCAAGTTGAGAAAACGTCGGCGTGATGGCCTCAAAGTCGCCCTCGTTGTCCAGTACCCCGATCTCGGCCCAGTTCTCGAAGGAGCCGTACTGCTCCATCCACCGCTCCTTGATGGTGGCGACGGTGGGATCGTCCAACGGCTGCTTGAACTTGAGCAGGCCCATCGGCGCGGTGCCCTTGTCGAAGAAGATCTTCAGGAACTTAGTGATCGAGTTGTCCACGTCCGCCGAAGACGCCAGGGGCGAGAGCGGCGACAGACCGTATCCCAACCCCTCCATCGGATCGCCGGGGTTCGGCAGCTTGACGTGCGCCAAGTCCTGGGGTAGGATCGGAGTGCCATCCCTGAACGCCTTCCCCTCCGGTACGTACAGGTAACCGAGCAGGTCCTTCTTGTTGTCGGGGCTCGGTACGATGAACACCCGATCGGGTCGCAGGCACCACATCGCCGCGGGCACCGCCCTTGCGCTGGTCCGCTCGAACCATACGTACGCGTTGCCCGCGACGTTCAGTGACGTGACGATCGAGCCGACGACCTGCCGGGTCGACTGGTAGTCGTTCGGCCGCATGATGAGCTGGGCGAGAGGATGCGAGGGCCTGACGGCGTCGGGGTTCTCGGGATCCCCCTTGTAGGCCCGCAGGACCGCGGCGTACGACGCCCTGACCTTGTAGTTGATCGCCGAATAGATCAAACTGTTGAAGTTGAATCCCTCGTTGACGTAGGCCTGGTAATCGATCAACTGCCACTGCGGGTTGCCCGTGGTCCAGCTAGGCCACATGAGCATCGGGCCCTTCTTCTTCCCACCAGATTGCCACGGCCTGCCGGGCAGGCCGTTCCCGAAGACCTTTAGCGCGATACGGGCCCGCGCCACGATGCCTGGTCTGGTGTCACCCATGGTGTTCCCGCCTCCGAAATGTGTACTTGGACCCCAGGGCGCTTCTAGGCCCCGGAGCCCCCAGCTCCCTCTATTGTATCACAATCATCGAAAGTACTGCCCCGAGGGCGCCTTACCCGCCAGGCACGCCAGGGCCACGGCCCAGAACTTGTCGGCGTGATGCTTCTCCGCCCGGGCCACGTCGAAGGTCACATTCTTGGAGGGGGTTACTAATCGACGGATCGAGTGAACCTGGTTCGCCAGATCCCGGTCGGCCGGCAGATGGATCGTTCCCTTCTGGAACCGCACCTTCGCCTCGACCGCCATGAGCTCCTTCGACTGATTGGTGAACGTTACCGGCATCACCCGCACCCAGAACTTGTGCTTCAGCTTCTCGGCCAGCATCATCCCAAGACCCGTCTCATCGACACATAGCCTCGTGATGGATAGCACTTCCATGGCGTGCGAGACGACGGCGAGCTGATCGTCGAAGGAAACGGTGGACAGACTGACCGCCAACCTGCACAACAGCGCGCTCTGGGGATCCCGACCGAACACCCAGAACTCGGTAAGGTCCTTCCGCCGCCCCACGTCCATGCCCGCCACCATGCTAATCTCGACCTGCCGCGAAGCCACCTTCCCGGCCAATTCGTCGATGGCAGCGTGCGCGTCCCCGACCGACCGAACCACGGTACAGTCCAGATCGCCGGTCTGCGCCAACGCCTGCGCCCGCTTCACCTCGTCCCACGTGACGAAGGCCGTGGACTCGTCGATCCAATCACACTCGTACTCCTGCTGAAAATCCTCCAGCACCATGTTGGCGTAGATGATCTGGAGGCGTTCGGTACCAAACAACCGCACCCTCTCCTCCGTGGCCTCCCCACCGGCCCAGACCCCGGCCTTCAGTACGTCAGTACACAGCGCCCGCGTCGTCCACCAGGGGAGGTAGTAGCGCCTGAACCCTGGGTACCGTTGAATGTTCTGCGCCGTGACTTCGTGAAACATGCCCCCGGCGCCAAGTGGCGTAGAACCTATCCGGATGCAGCCGCCTCGTGTGGTGACGGGAAGCGCCGAAGCGTAGATGGCCCGATCCCTAGCATAGTGGGCGAACTCGTCCAGGTACACCCTCGCTCGACCCTTGCCCCGGATCGGCTTGCAGGGGTGCGACAGGATCCGACTCCCGTTGGCCAGGGTGACCGTGGTGGCGTTGTCGTCCGTTACCGCCGGGCGAACCGACTTGTCCAGCGCCTCGATGATGGCCTTGGCGTAGACGATCTTCTCCTTCGTTTCCTCCATGTTGATTGAAACGAACACGCTCGTGATCCGGGGCTCAAGCGTTGCCGCCGCCACCGCATCGGCCGCCGCACAGAACGACCAACCGATCTGTCGGGCCTTGCGGCTCGTGGACAGCATGCCCTCGTCCGAGAGGAAGACGAGCTGATGCGCCTCCCAGACGGCCGCGTCGTCGTTCGTTGCGGCGGCCAGGTCAAGGTGCTCTATAAGAAACGCGGCGCGCAGACCGATGGTCACTTCTTCGCCTTCGATGCCCGGGGCTTCTTTTCCGCCTTGGCCTTCTTCACGGCCGCTGAGAGGATGGGCCCCATGGGAACCGGGTCCCCGTGGATACAGTAGTGGCGCAGGTACACCACGTGGTCCTCGAACCGATCGCCGCACCAGTAGCAGAGCGTGGTCACTCCCCCTCCACGAGGTTCCAACAGTCACGCCTGGAGATCGCATGGTCGCACAGGGTATGCCTGGGCAACCAGAACTCCCAAGCCGCTTGGTCCCGGACGTTCAGGGCCTCCAGCGCCCCCACCCTGGCGAACGCGTGCTCTCCCACGAGCTCGGGCGCACTAAGCTCCGTGAGATGGTTGGCATACTGCGCCTGCCCGCCGGCGTCGTTGTACTCGTCCCTCATCCTTGGCCTCCTCGCTCTGCCTCGAGCCAGAGCCGCAAACACGCCGTTTGCCACTTCCTGGCTGCGTCCCAGGCTGCGTCCCAGGCTGCGGCCTTGGCTGCGGCCCAGGCTGCGGCCCTGGCTGCGGCCCAGGCTGCGTCCCTGGCTGCGGCCTTGGCTGCGTCCCAGGCTGCGTCCCTGACTGCGTCCCAGGCTGCGTCCCTGACTGCGTCCCAGGCTGCGTCCCTGACTGCGTCCCAGGCTGCGGCCCTGGCTGCGACCAACTCGGCACTTGTTGCCTTACCGTACGCAAACGCCTCCGCCACTTTGACCGCGTTTCGGGAATACTCATCCAACAGCAGGCCATAAACTACGCGCCCATCCCCAAGTGGCGTTGAGCAAACAAAGTCACAGGCCAGAAGACGTGCCATTCGCTCGACTTCCTTCGGCTGTGCCGTTGCTTGTAGCGCCCACAACGCGTCGTCCAACCCGTTTAGGTCTAGCACGCGCTCGATGGTGATAGGCGTATCGACGCCATATCCTCTCCCCAATTTCTTGCGAAGGTGGTCATAACGATCCGAACAGGCGTTGTGTTCTCGAAGCAACCGTAGGCTTGTTGTTAGTTCAGTCATCTCTAGCCTCCTCGCTCTGCGATGTGTTCCTTTACCATGGATGCCTCCCTACAGCTTCCTTGGGCAACGTGCCCAGCAGTCGCTCCGTCCCGCCCAACGGCCGGGACCACGCACGAAAGGTGTGGCCCTCCCCGCCGTGCAGACAGAACTCCATGATGATCACCAGGTCACCCAGGTGCTTGGTACGCCGAACCATGGCTCCACCGCACCGGGCGCACGGGACGAGTGACTCAGTACTTGCGCCCACGATACCCCGCCGGCGTCACGATCTTCGCCCGTGCGCGCTCCTGCGCCTGCATCTCCCGCACCTTCGCGTCGACCATGTCCCTGGCCACCTCGAGCAGTCCGTACAGCACGACCTTGTCGATCGGCAGATTCTCCAGGGACAAGGAGATTGCGCCGGGCCCCGTGACCTGGATGATCATGGTAGGGTTGGACTCCCTTGAACCGCCCGGGTCCTTGGCGCTCTCGGGTACGTTCTCCCGAACCTTGCGCACCGCCTCGTCGATCGCCGCCTGCTTCTCCTCCGGTGTTAGCGCCGCGGGGGTCTCGGTACTAGGCTTGTCACCAGGCTCGGCGTTCATCCGCTCGAGCTCCTCCGCCGTCGTAGCCTTCTGTTCTGGTTCGTCTACCATTTCCATGTCCTCTCGATGAACTGATACTTGGGCGGCATCTCCCCGCAAAGGTAGTAGTAACTGGTGATACTCGGCGTGTGCTCTGGGATCGGATCGCCCTCAACCACCGCCGGAAGATCGGGGCATTCTGCGACGAACATGAAGTCGCCCCGATACACTCCAGGACTCTCCAGCACCCGCACGATCCGAGCATTCGCCGGCATGAACAGCGCCTCACGCAGGAGCTGCTCCGTCACCCGGAAGATCTGGAGGCGGTCACTCATCGTTGTCTCCTTGTTTGTATCCGCGACTGGCGGCGGCCAGCCCCACGTGCAGGTGCGGGTAACGGGGCTTCCTCACCTTGACCCCGTCGACGGCCTTCCCCCCATCTCCTTGATCGCTTCCCGCTCCGCCCTCACCAACTGGTTGGTCAGGGCCGACAGCTCGTTGATCGCCCGCGTCAACTCCTGCACCGCCTGTGTCGTTCGCGCCAACTGCAACTCCAGCGCCAACGTTTCCTGGCTCATGAAACTCTCCCTCCACCGCGGCGGGGTCTGCAAAGGCGGACGGATCCGCCAACAGCTGTCCGACGGGTGTATCCTTGATCTCCTCCCACCGTTGGGCGCGCAGCCCCTCGGCGTCGACACTCACGTTTACCTGCACCGCCGGCGCCTGCCGGCCGTACACGATCTGACTGACGAACACGAGATCCTTCACGAGACCAACGGCCTTCGGCGAACCCGCCGCGGCCGCCTCCAGCACGATACCCCACAGCATATCGAGACGGTCAAGGTCGAGCTGCCGTCGCTCCTCGAGCTCGACCTGGTTCCGCCCCCGCCACCGCCGCACCAGACGGGCCACGATTTGGGCGCCGCTCGGCGACCGGATGCCCATGGCCTCGGCCGTGGCCTCCAGCGTCTTGCCGGACACGCGGTACCGAACCGCCTCGCGTTCTCGTTGGCGGACCGCCTCCTCGGCGGGGGTCAGGGTTCGTTCCAGGGTCTTCATTCGCGGTTAACACGTATTATACACCTGTTTCTCCCGGACCGCCGGGTGTTTCGGCCGCCCCTGTTCAAATTTGGATCTCGTTTACAGTTTTACTTCGAGTAGAAACCCTCATAAGGGGGGTTACCTTACATATAAAGTAACCCCCTCTAAGGAGGTTTCTTCTCCGGGTAAAACTGTAAACGAGATCGGCTCTAGCCTCTCCATTCCGACTCCGCCAGCGCCCTGGCCTGCCACTCCTCCCGGATCCGCAGGCCCAAGACGGCCCGGACCGTCGTTTCTCCTCGCCCAACGGTCTTGAGAGAGTAGCCCAGAGCCTGGAGCACCTGACTAAGGTCCCGCTTGGTCGGCGGCCACCTGGTGCTCTGGTTGTCCTTCCACCAGGCGGTCAGAACGTTGTGAAGCTCTCCTAGTGATGCCGACCCCTTCCCGACCTCGGTCGGGTCGTTCCCGGGTACCTGCAGCGTGGTGTCCTCCAGAAAGCTCTGCCGCCAGTCCTCGAGCTCCACGAAGGAGTCCGTCCACTCCTGGGTCTTCGCCGGCGGTCGCAGCCCGTTCTCCCAGACGTCACCGGCGCCCCGGATCGCCCACCCCAGGATCCCCTCGGGTCCCGCCGCCAGGATCTCGTCCATCAGGTGCGGGTTGGCCTCCTCCGCCGAGCACGTGCTCTCGAACTCGACCACCAGTAGGCGGCGGCGCATCGCCAGGTCCCAGTTGGGCACGACGGGGTACGTGTTCGTGTCCAGCACCACCAGGACGGTCGGCGTGAACTCGTGGATGTCCGTATACTTCAGGCGGGCGGCGATCGGGTTGTGCCCTGTGATCTCCTTCACCCGATCCTGCCGCAGTTCGTCCCCCGGCCCGGGCTCGCTGATCCAGACGAGGCGCCTTCCCTCCAGAAGGGTCAGGGCGTTCTCCAGGTCCACCTCTTGTCGTGGCCGGGACAGGATCACCCGCTTGTCCGTCGTGCCCGCCAGCTCCGGTCCGAGCACGCTAACGAGCGTGCCGCAGAACGTCCCCTTCCCGTTCCTCCCCCACCCGTGCAGGATCGGAAATACCTGCTCGTTGTTCGTCCCGATCAGGGCGTACCCCGCCAGCCGCTGCATGAACGCCGCCAGCTCGGCATCTCCGCCCATCGTCCACGCCACGAACTCTTCCCACCGGGCGTTAGCGGCGCCCTCGACGTACCTCGTCGGGCAGCGACGGGTGATGTAGTCCTCGATCCGGTCCTCGCGGAACATGCCCGTCGCCAGTTCCACCGTACCGTTGGCCACCTTCACCAGCCCGGGCGTCGCGTCGAACCTGATCCCGCTCGCCTCTAGGCTCGTCTCCTCGAAGCCACTGTACGCCTTGATCACGTTCCGCATCCACGGATCGTTGCGTAGGTGCTTGGCCTCGTGTACCAACAGCAGACTCCGCCGCCGGGCGCTTCGGGTCTGGGCGATCTCGGCCGGAATGATCCGCTGTCGAACGGCCCGAAAGGCGTCGAACACCACCGAGGCCGCGGCGTGCCCCGTCCGCCACACCCCCAGGCGGTGGTCGAAGGCGTACCACGTTCGGGCCCTGCGATCGAACCACGTTTGCCCCTTCATCACCTGGTGAAGGCGCTTCCCGTCGTCCACGTGCTCGAACCCTATTACCCCGGCGTTCGGGTCGTCAACGTCGTTGGCACCCTCGTCTGGTGGTTCGGTCTGTCCACCAGCCGAACGACTGCCCCCCAGAATGGCGCCTGCGTACTTCTTCCTTCCGCTCTCGATGAACCGCCGGAGCCTGGCCTCCTCGATCCCGGTGCCCTGCTGTTCGTTCACCGTCCGCAGAACGGTCATGATCACGTCGTCCGGGTCGCCCCTCGCTACCATCCGGGCGGCCTCGTTGCGAAGCCATCCGTGGGCGTCCCCCAACTCGGGGGTCGGTAGGGGCGATAGAACGCGGTTCTCCACCGTCTCCCAGCCTTCCGGCAGGAGTTCGATCAGCTCGGCTAGGGGCCACGTCCCTTCGGTGTACCGTTCGAAGTCGACCAGGCGGGGCGGATCGTACTTGATGTTCCACGTTCCCGGCACGCGCAGCACCCGTGCGAGGTCCTTCGCCTCGGGGTCCGCCCCGACCACGCCGACCCAGGCCGCCTGGATCCTCGTCACCCGTTCCCGGATCCCGTTGGCGTCCAGGGTCACGGTTTCGTCCAGCATCCAGTAGCAGTGAAAGCCGCCACCGCTGTCGACCACCACGTTCGGGACGGCCGACAGACCGTACACGTGGGCGAGCGCCTTCCCTCGATCTCCTTCGTATATCTTCCAGTCCACGTCGGCGTACAGGCAGTTGATCGCCGTCACCTCGGCGTTGGTCAGTCTGTTCGTCGCCGTCCGGCGTGCGGCCATGCCGGAGTGTACCGACCAATAGATGTTCTTCTTGCCCTCGGCAACGGCGATCGATCCTCCCTCGGGGATCCAGATGGTCTTCTTGTGTCCCTCCGCAAGGCGCTGCCACAAGTAGGCGTCGTGCCCGCCCCGCCGAAGGCGATCGAACAAGGATTGGGTCCGTTCGTCACTCACTCGGCCTCCGGCACGTCATCGAACGCGTTGGGTTGGGTTACCCACTCGCCGTTCTTCCACTCCTGAAGGACAAAGTCGGCTCCGTTGGGGGGCAAAACGTATCGGGTAGTTTCGTGTGGCGTTTCTTCCTTCTCTTCGGTCGGGATGACCTCGGCCTCGGTACGGCGGGTGACCCACTTGCCGTCGATGAGGTCCTGGAGCACCATCCCGTAGTCGTTGGTCCCCTCGGGAACGACCACGCCGTCCCTTAGCTTGAGCCTGTTGCGTTTCTGAAACCCGCTGTAGTCGACCAGGTGCTGGGGGCGGCCCCACCGCTCGGTGATCCGGGTAACGTCGGGGTGCTGTTCGACCAGCGACTCGGCCATCCGTAAACGACCCTCGTCCTGGTAGAGCTCGGTCAGGTTACCTCCCTTCATCGTCATCGTCTGCATCTTGGCGGCGAGGAAGGTGTTGAACAATACCGTGCACCAACCGTCCTTGAGCGCCCGCAATGATAGGTCGGTATCCTCGTTGTACCGGCCCCGCCATCGGTACGGTAGATCGTTTCGGATCAGGATGCAAGAGTAGATTCGGGTGTTTAGGTAGAACGGAGGCATCGCTACCCGTCGAACCGCGAACATGAAGTATTGGAATCCGGACAACGCCACGTTTTCGTACCGATCGGTGAAGTCCTCGGCCGCTCGAAAGATCGTTCCGGACGATACCTTGATCTTCATGTTGCGGTTCATGCGACAGAACTTCTGGATGTTGTCGTCCAGAATCCAGTGCCGTTCGGCTCCCGCCGCGATGGAATGCTCCCAGACGAAGTTGCGAACCGGAATGGAGCCCTGTCCGAGGTTGGAGAAGGGCGTCGTGATGATCTTCGCCGGATCGATGACCGCCGCGTATTCGTCGTATTCCTGGGGCTCGACCACGATGGAGTAGGGCACCCCGAGTTGTTCTAGTGCCCTTGACGTCATACGGCTCTTGGCCCGCCCCTTTGAGATCACGTAAACAGGGTATTTGGGGTTCACGACGTCTCCTCGTCGGCGTACCGCATGTACTTGAACTCCATGGGATCCTTCTGGGGGTACCACATGAACCGGGTTCGACGGCCGATGGGCTGGTCGACCAGCTTGGCGAAGGAGTCGAGGGCAGCCTGGGAGTCGAAGTGTACGACGATCTGTTTCCAGGATTGGATGTCTTCCTGTTCGTACTCGGGCATGCCCTTCCATTCCAGGTCGGCCAACCGAAAGTCGTCAGGATCTCCGAACAAGGTACTTTGAACGAGTTCCCTTTCCGGAACACGGAGCAAAGAGTCGTCGGGCATCTCTGGTCGCGGCGGGGAGGAAAACAGCAAACCCTGTTGTTCGTTCATCCTCCGATCCCTTCCGGTACCGGCGGTGCCTTCACCGGTCCGTACCACGCCACCACGCCCTCCAGATAGAACTCGTGCTCCACCTCGTAGCCGTTCACCGGCCAGCTAATACTCACGCTCCCGGATTCAATAGTCGCCTCGGCCATCGTGACCTCCGGTTCGATCCTATTGAACTGCGCGGCTTCCCGGTCCACTTGGACTTGTGTCCAGTACCTATTCACCGCAGGGGGCGGCATGCCCCGACGCGCTAGGATAAAGTACCATCCCGACCGAGTTGGGTGTTCCGTCGACCACTTCGGGCGTTCCATTACGGCAGTTCCTTTAGGTGCCATGTTCTCTCCTCCACTATCTTGTCGCATACCGGATCGCGTGCGGAGTACCTACCCCTGACCGTAGCCACAGCGTGGTGCACCTCGCACAGGACCACTAGGTCATCGCTCGACTCGCGGTCGAGGGTCTCGTAGTGCCTGTGGTGGACCTCCAGGTCCCGGTCGTCGCCGCACATGGGCCATTCACACGCGCCGCCGGTCATCATCAGCATCCTCGCCCGGATGCGGCGCCACCGCTGCGAGCGAAGGTATGCCCGATAGTTCACCTCTCCTTCGGACCTTCCACTCTTTCGGTGATCATTCTCGTACCACTCCCTTCGAGTTGCGCCAATCGCTCGGCGCCCAGACGGCGGGCCGCAGGATCGCGGGGTCCTTTAGCCACCGTTCCCGCCCGGTCAACAGCTCTCTGTCCAGGAGCGCCCGGACGTACCGGTGGACGATCTCGTACCCCGGGCCCGTGTTGTCCAGGATGCACACCTGGGCCCGCAGGAATGGCGGCCAGTGCCCGTTGTCGACGTCGCCCCGGGCGCAGTGCGACAGTTCGTGGATCCCGGTGCCCTCGCAGATGTTGCCGATCGTCAGCTCCATCTTCGCCGTTGTCCTTTTGTCGTGGCAGGCCGACATCCTGTCCCACGACGGGATGTGCGTCCACGAGATGTGCTGGACGCCGGCAATCTCTTCTTCCCACCACTCCTCCCGGAGGATGGCGTCGGACCAGAGCTGGAGGTCGGCGATGCCCGTGAACGGACGCATGGCCGCTACGCCCGCCGCCCACTCGGCGTCGTACACCAGGTCGGCGCGAAGTGAAGGATTTTCGATCACTCGAACGCTCCGTCCGTCACTACGTCCGTTACGATCTTGCGCTTGTACCACTCGGGCAAGCCCCGCGTCAGTCCTCGACGGATGTCCGGCCAGAACGCCGCCCAGAGTGCGTCCCGGATCTCGTCCTCGGCGTCCTTGCGTACGTCCTCAGGGATCTCGTGGACGAGCAGCCCAATGTCCTGCGGTGTGGTCGCCAGTTTGCCCTGCTCCTGGAGGTGCTGCACCGCCTTGAGCCACCGCGCCTCTGTGGCGTACCGCTTGATCAGGGTGTCGACGGGCGACGCCTTCGCCGCCTTCCACATCGCTTTGTTCTCCTCGACGAAGTCGCGCCGCACAAGCTTGGCCATGAGCACTTTCTTGTCCGGACCGAACCGCGCGTAGTTTTTGAGGACCACGCCCTCGATCTTGGTGCCGCCTAGCAGTGCATCCCGCTCCAGGTATGCCGTGAGTTCGTCCAGTGTGGGCCGTGTCGTGAACTGTCCCAGCAGAGGGACGAACTCCAGGCCCAGCCGTCTCGCTTCCGCCGCCGCTTCGAACGGAGTGGCATAGTCTTCCAGCCCGCGGTCGACGTCGAAGAGAATGACGTTGCCTACCGGTACGCGTTCGTAGGCCAGCGTGTTCTGCTTCGGTTTGGCCAAGAATTCTCCGCGGTAGGACCATCCCTCGTGTAGGTCTGGCAGCAGGCGAAGGGCCGTTTCCAGCGCAAGTCGGAACATGCCGGCATGCTCCGGCTCGCCGGTGAACATCGTCAGGTCCTGCTTGTGCGCTCGGGCCAGTAGAGTGCTGCCCTCGCGTCGGAAGGAGAACTGCGAACCGTCCACCTTCTCCTCAACCCAGACGGCCCCTTCCCAGAAGTCTTCGAGGACCTTGTGCCCCACTGCGAAAGGAGAACTGTAGGATCCGATCATCGTTCCGCTCCCTTTCCCCTGGACTTCTTGAGTTCTAGTTTCCGGGCCGTTCCGTCCACGATCACGTATGACTTTGCAGGGCAGGTATGCCATCGAAGGTACGCCCGCAGAATGTGGTGCCCGCAGGATCCGCAGCGTTGGATAGCCATGCGCGCCCTCATTTTTCCGCCTTCTGTATGATCTTCGTTGCCTCCTCGCCGCTCAATTCCGACTTTTCCACAAGGGCAGTCGCCAGCGCTTCGATCTCGGGCTGATGCGCCGCCAGCAAGTCCTCGGTGGCGCCCATCTGCTCCTTCAGCCACTTGTCGATGCGTTCGGACTCTCCCTGTGATGGCTTACCGTACTCCTGAGAGATGCCGCCAAACACACCGTGCCAGCTAAGGTAAGCGATACGCTCCCTGACGTGCCTGAAGTCCGCAGCTCCACCCACCCATCTCTCGCCCAGCACCACCTTGGTCCCAATGTCCCCGGCTAAGGACACCCGAATGTCTGCAACGATGTTGGCCATCGGGAAGGTATAGGTGGCCTCTTTGTCTATCGGTAACATAAAGCCAAACCCGATCCCACGCCGGATGATGGAGACGAAGGCGATTGTCTTACTAGGCGACAGGTGGTAAGATGCAACGCAGTGCGACGCTTCGTGGACTGCCAGTTGCCACCGCTGCTTCTCCGGCATATCGGTGATGGGGTTGGGAATCCCAGCCACCCCCTCCATCAGAGCCGTGAGAATGTCCATCTCACTGATCTTACTCCGCCCGGCAGCGTTGGCAAGCCGCGGAGCGCCTCGCTGAGTAGCAGACTGGATCGCAGCGGGCGTGAGTCCTTGCGTGCCAGAAACGAGCCGGTCAATGTCCAGGTCCTCGTGCTTGACCTTGGCGGCGTAGTAGACGAAGATTTCCTTGCGCCCAGGGCCGTCAGGGGGATCTACTTTGATCATGTGCTCCATTCGACCAGGACGAATCAACGCTGGATCGAGCCTCTCCGGCATATTGGTGGAGCCCATCCATAGCACCACGCCTTCCTTTAGCGGCGGAAGGCGGAGCCGGCGACGCGCAATGTTACGGGCCGTCGTCATCCCCCGCTCTTCACCCATGCCGTCGATGGCCACCAGGAGCTGGGTGAGGGCGCCGCCACCCATCATCCCGCCCATCATCCCGCCCATCATCCCCATGCCGCCCATACTACCCCGTGACCCGAGGGCATCTAGTTCGTCTATGAATGCAATGCACGAACCGTGCTCCGCGGCTAGCGAGCGGCACTTGTTTACGAAGGAGATGGTCTTCATGACATCCATCCCCATAAACATTGCCCTGAAACCGCTCCCAGCGATCCCGTGCATTGCCACGCCAGCACTTCCAGCTAAACATTTTGCAAGGTAAGACTTCCCCGTGCCGGGCTCGCCAATCAACACGAGCCCGCTTGGAGATATGCCCCCCATTTGGTAGAAGTTCGCGTCGCCCTGGAGAATGCTGATCCACTCACCCATCAGAGCAACTAGGCCTGGCTGACCCTTGTAGTCGTCGAGAGTAAGACCTGAGTCGCTTTTATCCCCCGTCACTTCTCCGTACCCATTACCTAGATCGGTAATGCGACGACGGGGGAGGATCGTGATGGTCTTGCTACGGGACAGGAACATGAGCATTGCGCCGAAATAGAAGACGATGTACACCACGCCAAAGCCGATCTGAGCTGCGAGGCGCAAGACTATGAGGGTTGCGTCGGGAAAGAAAACGAACCCGATAATTAGCAAGATCACCACGGCTCTGAGAACGCTCGTAATGGCCTTGTGGCGCTTGAGGAAGCGGCTTATGTAGATCGGATACGCCATCTTGTTAGCGAGCCAGGTACGCATTAGTACGGCCCAGACCCGTCAATGTCCATCATGGAGTCACTCCTAGTGGCGTCTCCGTCGTGTCCTGTACGGATAGCAGCTTAGCGATGCGCATCGTTCGCTCCGGTATATCGTCGAAACTGAGATCCCCCTCTTTGACCTCAATGGGACCGAGCCCAGAGAAGACCGCAAGCCTGGCGAGGTCCACTACGATCACGCGTTCCTCGTCGACCCAGTTAGCAAGTAGCATACCACCTGGATGCCCCGGTTCACCGGAGGCATACGCCGTCGCGAGGGTTTGGATGTCGCCCCGGTTGCGGAAGATCAGTTGTCCCGAGAGTGTACCGGACATGTCGGTGTTCCCGTACCGCCAACCATAGTGGGGCTGCACATCGACGATGTTCAGCTTCAAGTATTCTCCCCAGGGGATTTCCTTCAGAAAGCAGGTAAGGAGGGCAGAGGTGCGGTTGTCGGCTCGTGCTCGTATCCTGGCTAGTCGTCGCTCCGAGATGGCCTTGGTGGTCGGTGGTCCCGACCGCTCAGGGAACGGCTCGGGACGGGGGTCGGTGGTCACGGAGGCAATGAATACGCCGACGCCGTCATTGCCGTAACCGGCGTCGATAATCACCAGCCCGTTCGTCCCCCTGTCCACGCACGCTACGAAGTTGGCAACGTCCTTTCGCATACCGTAACGGTAAGCTGCGGGCAAGACGCTGGGTACGACCAGCCACTGACCGAGCAACACAAGCACAAACAATGCAACAGTGCTTGTTGGGTATAGCCACAGTCTTTTCATCCTGGACCTCCATCACATCCGATTTCTTCAAACTGCCAGCCATTGTAGCGATCCCATCGAACCCGATCTAAGTCCCCAACTTCGTAGAAGTAGTAGACCTCTGGGCAAACGACGATGTCAGCGTACTGGCCCCGCCCTCGTTCCACGGTGATGAAGCGGGTCGGTGCCCGACCGGGGTCAACGGTAACGAATTTGTCCACCACAAGAATGGACATATAGCCGATCTTGGGCCAACCTTCGCGCCTATCGGATACGTATGACTCGGGTACACATGCGCCCAGCAGGAAGATCGCGCCAAGTAAACCTACTAGCGTCAGCGAGTATCCTAACAGATGTTTCATTATCCCATCCTTTCCGCTGCCCACTTGAAGAAGAAGTAAGGCGGCAAAGCTACAAGAACTAGAGGCCAGGCCAAAGAGAAGAGAACAGCCATGCCAGCTCTCTCTCCGTCGGTCTGGAGCATGCCCCGATCCAGATGCACCAGCAGCAGGCCAGTTAGAACGTATCCAACGATGTACACCGCGATGTAGAGTGCTATCATTTCCTTCATCCCTCGCCTCCTCGCTCTAGCCACGCTTTTCAGAAGTAAACCCTGAAGCCACCCCAATCTCCGCGACTGGGCGCCGCGTCCATGGCCATCGCATATGCCAAGGCCGCCAATTCCACGGTCTTCACAAACGGCTCTCGCCACATCATGTCCGCCGCGAGGTCATAGTGCCCCTTGTCGGCAAATTGTTCGGCCTGGGCCATTGCCCGAACCACCGCTTCCCGCGCCTGCGAGGCGGCGAGGTCGTTCAGCAAGTCGTGAATGGCTCCGGGGTGGTTTAGGAGATAAGCCACGCGAACAACCCTCTCGGCTGCTGTATGCGCCAGCACTTCTTCCGGTGTCGGTGTGTTACCCATCCCTGGCCTCCTTTCTCTATTCCAACAACCCGGACTACTTTGCCTTCTCTACCAAAGAGGAGATTACGTCCCCCCGGCTCACTTGTCCAGTGACGCGGGATGCCATCCGTCGGCGCAAGGCGTCGAGGGCGACTAGGATCCGGGCCTCCAGGGTCACGCTGATCGTCACGCCCGACTTGAACTTCCGTGGTCTTCCGATCTTTCCCATCAGTTGCCTCCTGGTAAATTACTTATATCATAAAATCGGTTCGATTGTACGCCTAGTTACCCGGCGTCCTCTTGGTCAAATGGATCCAGATCCTTCTGTAGCCTATCCAGATCGAGGAGGACTAGAAAGGCCGCCCACTCCCGATCCAGGTTTCTCATTGGGTACCACGGTGGATACTCCGGATCGGCGAGGTTCGGGGTCTTCCCAAGGTGCAGTATACCGGCCCGGATGGGCGCGCCCGTGACCTCTTCGTAGAGATGGGCGTAGGCCGCGAGCTGGATCCGCATCTCCGGTCCCATGCGGTTGGACGTTTTGAAGTCTACTATGGTCAGTTCTCGGTCATCAAGATCCATCGAGTATGCGGCGGGCCGACCAGCATCGTCCAATGCTTCGTGTATTTTTGGAAACGTACCTACCATGTCGATCGTTCCGCCGTACTTATGGGTCTCGCTCACCAGGGGCAATTCGATCCCATTTTCTAGACACTGGAATCCGATGCGATCCTTCCACCGCTGGTAGCCGGCCACACACTTCGCCGCCCGACCCATGGCCTCGGCGTCGATCTCCGGTAACGATTTGTCTCTTTTGAATTCCGGCCCTCGTTCCTGTTGTTCGATCATGGCATGGACGTTTGTCCCAAAGTCGCCTGCGGCGTCCCGGATGACGTTCGGATCCCCGCCGGCCATAGCGATCTTTCGGCTCCAGCCCATGAGCCCCGACTTGCCCCAGCCGAGGTTGTTTCCGATCACGGTGGTAACGGATTTTACCCTGTCGCCGTTCTTCAGGAAATAGGCCCGGTGCGGCGGGCGTTTGGCCGCCATTTCACCACCTCCCGAGCTTTTGCATGATACTGACCACCGAACCAAGAACAAAAAAGATCGACCCGGCGGCGTAGAGCAGGTAGGGTAACAGTTCACGAACCATGTTCAGTCTCCGTTTCCGTACGAGTTGGTCCCAGGATGGGTACGTCATCGGTATGCTTGAAGAAAGGCCTCGACACCGTAGTACACCGGGATGCCGTGTTCTTCGGCGAACCTTACTTCGCCGTCCGAGCCCGAGCTGACTCCTGGCAGGCGGATCATCGCATCGCATTCCGCCAACCACACCAAGTCCATGTCGATCCATACCTGGTAGGGGTGCGGACTGATGACGTGCCAGAACCCCGTCAGGTGCGGCACGAACGGTACGTGTCCGGCCGCCAGAACCTGGTCCGCTGCCAGGATCGCCTCGCGGATGTTCAGCATCACGTCCCCCCGGGTGTACGGTCCAGCGATGTAGACCCTCACTTGGTTACCTCCATGTAGCGGGCGGCTTCCCGAGAAAAGACCCGCTGCAGATGGGACACCTTTTTCTGCATGCGGTCGAACAGGTCGCCGATATCCTGTTTCGGAGGGCGATCGTCGACCCAGTTCCCTTGCTCGATACCATCGATGATGACGGCAATACATGCCAGGGCACTGGCCAGGTGGGGTACGCCGGTCTTGGGGTCCTCGTCCTCCCCGTTGAAGAACTTTTCGAGGTGGCGGCCCGTCGCGGCCACGTACACCGAGGCGCGTACGCCGGCGACCCGCCAGTTGAACCCACCGTACTTTAGATCCCCCTCCACCAGGGCCAACGCACCGTAGGCCCGGGCGGAGGCCGGAAACAAAGAGAGATCCAGACGGCCCGTGGCAGCCGCATCTTTCGGGTTGCTCTCCTTTCGGTCGATCGAAGTCATTTGTTTTCTTGCTCCCATTCCTTCTTGACGAGATCTGCTCGGCGGCGGCACATCGGCCGACGCTCGTGATCACAGTTTCCGACCACCCAACACTCGCACGTAGAGCACCAACTGACCCCGGGGTAGTCCGGACTCGGTGCGGAACGATAAGAGTGTTCGTGACCTGACTGGTCACTTTCGGCCTGGACCTCGCCGCCGAAGTCCACGTACTCGGCCCAGGTCATTCCTCGTCCTCCAGGTGCGTCGCCCCGAGTTTGCCCAGGTCGAAGGTGTCGCCGCCTCGTCTCTTGTGCTCGTGGCGCTTCGATCGACCGGTACCCACGGCGGTTACGGCCAGTACCTCACCAAATCGTTGGCACTCCGCCAGGATCGCGAATGCCTCGCCCGCTGTTTCTGGTAGGTCCAATTCGATCCGGCGTCCGCCGTCCACCAGGGTTCGCACCCTGGCGACCGTGGCCTGGAAGGAGACCTCAACGGACATTAGTGGCCTCCTGTGTATTCGCCATATGGATTACCCGAAGCGGGTAGGTCGATATTGAACGGACCTGGGTCGAGCCGTTCCGGACCGTCCTCTTCTGGAAACGGTTGCCCTCCGTCATCTCCGTCCGGCCCCTCGCCGTCCTCGGTCTTTGGTCCTTCCAGTAGGGGACCGACGTGCTCGCTGTCGAAGTAGTCCAAGTCGGTCGGCGGCACAGGGAAGTTTTTCCAATCGTCCTCGATCTCCTCAACTGGGAGCCAGGAGAACTCGATGCGCTTTACCTTGCCGTTATCGGCGATCATGAACTTTGTGACGACGCCGCCGAGCGCTGGGTTCAGGCCGAGCTGGCGCCCCAGGTTCGTTTTTCCTTGGAAGCAGCCCGGGTGCATACCGGCCATGGGGAGCTCAGGCATCCACAGGACGATGTGCAGGTGGCCGGCGACCAGTAGGCTAGTGACCGGATTCTCTTCCCGTGCGATCGCCGCTTGGAGCGCCTCTACCGCCAGTGTCTCGAGGCCTTTTTGCAGGCGGTAGGACTTGGCGTACGGGAGCCCGCCGCGTGGGTGCCACATCCGAACGTACACTTTGTCCGTGAGCCACAGCCCGGCGCTGTCGTAGCCTAGGTACTCCATATCATCTCGATTGTCGGCCAGGAGTCGTACCGGATCCACACCGCTGTGGACCACGTGCGACCAATCGTGGTTTCCGCCCAACGTGTGCCAGGTGGCGCCATCAAGACGCGGGATGTATTGGTCGGCGAGCCAGACCTGGTTTTGTGTTGCTCGCCACGCACTGTGCCTCGCCCACGGCCGCGCCTCGAGGAGCAAGTCTTCCTCTTGGCCGCGATAGATGTAGACGCCCGCAGTGATGTCGCCTGGTTGGCAGAAGTGCCGGACGCCGTACTCCTCGTACATGATGCGGGCTACGGACAAGATTCCGCTCGGTTGGGAGTGCCGATCGCCGGCGTGCATGTCGGAGACCCACCCGATGGAGATCCACGTGCCGGGCCCGTCAGCCAGGGTCTTTGCGGGCGTGGCGACGCGCGGACGGACGAACTTCACCGCCGACACCGCGTCGTTGGACCTCATGAAGACGTACCCCGAGGCCTCGAATTCGTCTA